CAAGAAGTAGCTGACAGAGTAGGTGCTTCAGTTATTGATGAAACAGTAACACGAAATGATATTACTGCAGGTCCACAAACGATCGCAGCACTACGAGAAATGGGTGTAAGTGAGGGTGTATTATCTAAAGCTGCAGTAGCCATCGATAAGGTGAACACGCAACAAACCATCGATAAACGTATTGCAGGTGATGTAGATACCTTTGGTGAAGATGATGCAAGCATCGAAAAAGGTGCTGATGCATTTATAGCTAGTCTACCTAAGGCAGGGCAAGGTGGAAATATAAACCTACCTGCACTTGATGGTGCAGTTAATGAACAGTTAGGCAAACCATATGTGCTAGGTGGTGATGGTGGTGAAAGTACAGATTGCGGTAAATTCACTTTAGATGCCATGTCAAAAGCTGGGGTTACTCTTAACTACCGCACCGCAGATGGTCAGTATTTACAAGCGGAACAAGAGGGTAAACTTGTAAAAGATATATCGCAAGCACAAAAAGGTGATTTAGTATTTTGGTACGTAGAAAGCAATAACGAACGATGGGCGCCTAGTGATGATCCGAGTGCAGTAAATACGAACAATCAAGCCTATAAAGGTGTAACTCATGTTGGTATCTATATGGGAGATGGTAAAGTTGCACAAGCTGGTAGCGGTGGTGTGTCTATTGTTAGTGCTGATATATACCCAGTAGTTGGTGTAGGTAAGTTTAGTGGTAGTGCTAAAGGATATACGGATGGCGAACTCTTACAAAAACGAGAAGAATATATGAAAGCCTATAAGTTGGAAGTGTCCAAGCGTAAAAAAGCACGTGCAGAAGAATTGGCTAGGCAAAAAGAGGCTATCCAATTAATGCTGTATAAAATGGAAGAAAATGGTGCATCTAATGGTGAACTAGCGAATGCGTTAAGTAACGCTATTGGCGATAACAAAGATTTGATATTAGCTTTTGGTTCACAAAGGAACCAATTTATGCGAGCTGATAAAAAAGAACAACAAGCGGCAGCACAATCATGGGGAATGAATGAAATACGTTCTATGATTGGTAATAACAAATCACAAGAAGAAATCTTTAAATTTATTGATGATAATCATATTAACTTATCATTAGAGCAATACAACTCATTGCGTAGAACAGTTAATGACCGTGATAACGGAACTGGTGATTATGCACCAGAGTTAGCTGGTGTGAATTATGTTCTTAACGATAGTTTAGAGAACATGAACGAGCAACAAAAAGGGTTAGCAAAGATAGGCTTTAAACAACAAATGGGTGCATGGGTATCTAAGTTTAGAGCATCTGAAGGAAGAGAACCAACAAGTACTGAGTTAGATTGGGCTGCACATGAAATAGCAGGTAATACAATAATTGAAACAACAAAAGTAGAGCACTTTTGGCAAAATGGAGATAATTATAAAACTAATACATCGATGGCTATGTTGGCTGGTGATGGTATAGTTAATTGGAAAGTACTTGGTGATACACATTATATAAGACTTTATAAATCTAATGGTGATTTTGAAGATATGGATGAGGGTACATTCCATGCTAAGTATAATATTGAGGGATAGGTGGAAATATGTCTAATAACCCATGGAAAATAGAACAACAGAAAATCAACCCATTTATTAACAAGGATGGCGATCATGGAGAATTAGGTACACCTGTTAATGGAGTTGTAGGTAATGCAGTAGATGCAGTAAAACAAGTAGGTAATGCGTTAGGCAATTTAGCAGATGCACCTTATCTAGTCGATACAACTGGTGGTGGTAAGGATAGAACCTTACAGACTGTATCTACCATTGGCGAGGCTTTAAAGGAAAACCCTATTATAAATAACCCAGCCTTACAAGCTGCATCCGCACGTTTTATCTATGCAAGTAATGATGCAGTAAAAGCTAATGCAGCACTAGACTATGCTAATAAATTAAACATCGGTGCAGATGTTATCTTAAATAGCGGTGAAACAGGGTTCACGAGGGCAGCTTATCTTGCTAATCAAGTTGATAGAGGGCGAACAGTACAGTCGCTATATGATGAGTACCCAGAGTTATACAAAATTAAATATGGTTCACAATCAGAGGCTATATATAGTTTAGATAACTTGCAGTCTATCAAATCTACTCATGGTATATGGGATAGCATCCAACAGAATATATGGTCTATCAATGATCAGATGAAATTAGGTGATGTTGGTTATGAATTATCCAACACTACAGACCCTAAGAAAATCGAAGAATTAACAAACGAAATTCAACGCTTACAAACTAACCTTGCAAATTATCGTCATGCAGATGGACTAGATGTAGCACAATCTGTAATCGGTGAAACCGCAGGGCAAGGCTACATGATGGCAAAACAAGGTGGTATAGGTGCGGTAGCTGGTGCAGTTGCTGGTGCATTAATTGGTGGCTTAGCTACAGAGGGTGTAGGTGCAACCGCTGGTGCTGCTACTGGTGCTAAATGGGGTGGCGGTGCTGATATGGCACGTAATATGTACAAAATGTCATTTGGCAATAAGTACATTGAACTCACGCAAAAGAAAGATGCTAACGGCAACCGAGTATACACAGACCAAGAGGCTAATCAATATGCTATGTCTTATGCTGCTATTGATGCAGGTATTGAGTTTGCAGCAACTGCAGCTATGGGTAAAGCCTTTAAAGCAGTAGCACCTAAAGGCATGATTGCAAAAGCTATTAGTGCTGGTGTTGGTGATACTGTTAAAACATTTGATAGAGGTATTGGTACAACTGTTGCACAGATGGCTAAAAACTCTATTAAAGCTGGTGTACCTGAACTCTTTGAAGAGGGCTTGCAAGATGTAAACGAAAAGGTGCAACATAACCTAACACGCAAGGATAATGACCTAGAGGGTTATTATAGCGTAGGTGATATTGCTATAGGTTCATTAGATGCAATGAAACAAGCATTGCCAGCGGTAATCGGTTTTGGTGCTATTGGTGGTGCAGTAGGTGGTGTGCGTACTGCAAAGGCTTTTCGTGATTTCCAAAAGTTGACACCTGAACAACAACAAGCAGCTATCATTGCAGAGCAAAACCGCAACGGCGCAGTTATTATGGATAATGTTCGTAAAGATAGTACTACCAATAAAATCGCAAAAGAAAACCCTGAACTATACGGAAAAATCGTACAAGCACAGGGCGATAAGATTGGGTTATCAACTCAATATGTAGATGTAGCAGAATTAGTACAATCTGAAAACGGACAACTTGCTATCCGTGATATGGTAGATAATGGCTTAGTAACGCAAGAGGAAGTAAAAGCAGCTATCGAGGCAGATGCACCTGTTGAAATTCCTATTGGTAGTTATGCACAAGTATCAATGAACTTATCCGATGAAACAGTAGATGCATTGAAACAAACCTCTTACTTTACTAGAGGTGGTATGTCATTGGCTACACTAGAACGTGCAAAACAAGAAGTAGATGTAGCTAAATCTGTATTGAAAGATGATACATCTAAACGAGCGGAACGTATCAAAGATGATATTATCCGTAATGAATTTGATGGTGCATCTGATGTAGATCGTGAAGTACTTAATGAGGTACTATCTGACCCTACAAACATTAAACGTAACTTTAATAATCTATTGCATACATTAAAAGAAAAGTACAGAGAAACCTATGCAAGTGATTTTGACAATTCTGATAAATCTATCAATGATGCGGTAAGTACTGGTATTGAACCACAATGGCTAACTGATTATAAAGCTAACAATGGCGGTAAAGCACCACGTACTAATGCGGAACGCAGACGAGCAGCATATGAGTATAGCCGAGCGACTACAACGGCAAGCCTTGATGGTAACGCTGATGCATTAGCACAATCTGATGCACATTATGCAGATATGGAACATATGTTAATGCAAATCGAAAGTTTAGAGGCTATGAAAGATAAAGTCTTTGAATTGGCGAATAATGACATAGCGTTACGGATGCAATTATCTAAAAGTGGATATGATGTATACAACGAAGTAGTTAAAGCTATTAGCGAAAGCACAAATAGAAAACAACGTGAAACTGCAAAAGCAAATGCATTGTTAATGGCACAACACGCTGATATAATGGCACAATATATGCGACAAATGGGCAAAGGCGGTTATACCGCTATGGACTATTTGCATGATAGCGTGCGAATTAATATGAATGCAGTTTTAGACAATCAAAAAGGTTATAATCAAAATACAAAAGCAGTATGGGAAAGCAAACTTGATAAAGTATTAAGTGATTGGGCTAACAATGTAGATAATGCTAACAATATAGGAAGTAAAAAAACAATAGATATAATGGATTCACCATTAGTCTTTGACTTAATTAATCTTGACTTAAAAAGAATCAAAATTACAGGCGGTGTTTTGCATAAAATATTGCGTGCACCTGTATTTGATTCTAACGGTAAAAGGATTTTATCTGGACATAACGATACAGTTTCCATTGATATGTTAAAACAGTTACCTAATACCATTGCGAATCCATCTGCAATATTTAGCGCAGATAATGGCAAAAAAATTATCATTATAACTGAAGTAATTGGTTTAAACGGAAAGCCTATAATGATGCCGATATTATTGAACAAATATAATAATAGAGGTGATTATCATGTTGTACAATCTTATTATGCTAGAAATACCAATATAGCGTATTATGATTTGTTATTGGGTGGGGATTTAATATATATAAACAAAGAACGACTTAGTAATAATCCAAAAAACCAGCCACCATGGCTTGGGGGGATTAAACTAAGTCGTTCATTTATTAATAGTATACCAAACGAAACTGATTTAGACAATCTCCGAAAGAAACATAATTATCAGTATTATCAAGCTGCATGGCATGGTTCACCACATGACTTTGACACATTTGATTTAGGTGCTATTGGTACTGGTGAGGGTAATCAAGCACATGGTTGGGGTTTGTATTTTGCTAAGAAAAAATCAGTATCTAGGAATTATCAAAAGGAATTGTCTAAGCGATTAGGAACTACAAATCCGAAATTATTCAAAGTTGAAATCCCAGATGAAAAAACAATGCTTGATGAAGATAAATATTTCAAAGAGCAAAATAAAGATGTTGTTAGTAAAATAGTATCAGCAATTAACGATTTAGATATTGATAAACGTAAAGCTTTATTGTCTCACTATAAAGAACATCCATCTTATCCTGTTAATAAAGAGTATGAAAAAATACTAGGCAAAATACAGAGTGTAAAGCAAGATAGGGAATATATAGTTGAGGCTTTAACAAACGATGTAAATAAGATAAAAGAAAAAATCGCTAGAGAAGCTGCTACTGAGTACGGATATAACTTTGACGAGTTAAAAGCAGATAATACATTTGAAATGGCTAAAAAGTTAATAGGTGAAATTAATGAAAAGTTATCGGCACTAGAAAAAGAGAAAGAAGTTGAGGGTGTAAAAGAAAAAATAAAAGAAGATAAGATCTTGGAAAGTATCGGTGATACATTTACAAAAACACCATATACAGGAAGAGATGTTTATGTTGCATTGTCAAAAGCATTTGGCGGTGATAAAGGTGCATCTGAATTTTTAAACTCAACTGGTGTTAAGGGCATTACATATGATGGATATACAGACGGACGATGCTATGTAGTGTTCGATGATAAAGCAATCAAAGTCATTGAAAAGTATAACCAATCTATAAACGGCATGACAGAAATCATGAAAGATGGTGAACGCATTATCAGCATTTTCAAGACAGCTGATAGAAGTACATTCTTGCATGAGATGGGTCACGTATTCTTTGATGATATACAAAAGCTAGCATCTATGGAAAACGCACCTGAGCAACTTGTAACAGATTGGAACAAGTTGAAAGAGTGGAGCGGTTGGGTTGATGGTGAAAACGTAGACAATACGAAAGCACACGAAAAATTTGCACGAGGTTGGGAAAGCTACTTGCGAAGTGGCGAAGCACCAACAAGTGCATTGCAAAGAGTATTCCGTCAATTCTCCAAGTGGCTAACATACATTTATCGTAGCGTTCAACGATTAGGTGGTGAAGTACCAACTGATATTAAAGATGTTATGGCACGTATGATCGCAACCCAAGAGGATATTGAGGCATACGCAGAGCAACAACAATTAGAACAGTTTGAAAAAACTGAACTCTATAAGCAATTATCCGAACAAGACCAAGCACGTATGCAATCTTATATTTCTGATGTAAAAGAAAAAGCAAAAGAACGTGTAATGCGAAAACTCATGAAAGAACTTGATAATAGACCTATCAAGGAATGGGATAAAGAAAAGGATGCTATCCAAATTGAAATCGAAAAACGATTGATTGAGCAATATCCTATCTACAAAGAGCATCAACGATACAACGTGTTTGGTGAGGGTGCTTTAAAAGATACACAGTACAACTCTATTGAAGAGCTAGAGAAAGCGGAAGTAGAACAAGCTGGTGCTACATTTAACGATGCTATCAATCAAGAAATGGACAATGCGAAAGCAGAGTTTATGAAAGATAACAATGCAGACAAAACCAACGAGCAAATAGCAGAAGAAATCTTGCTTAGTACACAAGGTCAAATGAGATTAACCGAAGAAGAAAGTAAGATTATTCAAAAGTCTACTAATCGTGAACTAGCGAAGAACTGGGAATTGTTAGAACGTATTCGTAAACTAGACCCTAACGCAGAAACCATCGATACAGAATTAGACGAAATCGAAAAAGAGGTTAAACCTACTAAGTACGATGAGTTAAAATCTGATAAGAAAAAAGTAGATGCTGCTTTGAGTGATACTACTAAGCAATTAGAAAAAGCAGAAGAACGTATCAAACGCTTACAAGCTATGTTGAATAACCGCATCAATAATGTTCGTTCTATTCGAGGTGCTGGACTTGGTACAATTTCTGACTACATGAACCGAGCAAGAAAAGAATTAGGTGAGTTGCCTATTTCTAATGCTATTCAGTTTAAAACGTATCAGAATAAAGCGGTAACCGCTGGAAAGAAAGCTGATAGAGCATTGGCAGTGGGTGATGTAGATAAGGCACTTGGCTTTAAACGTGAGCAGATGCTACAACAAGCAAGGGCAAGAGTGGCGTTTGAAAACTTTGAAAAGTCCAAGAAGTTGCGATTGAAATTGAAACAACAATTACAACGCATGACTAGACCTAAAAACCCTATTGCTATTGAACCTAATATGCGTTATTTCTACGCACACATGGCATACCAAATGGGTTTAACTAAGTATGACGGCTTACCACCTGTTGATGGGTTTGATATGAATACAGTACTAGCTGCACTAGATCCTGATGTTGGTATTCTAAATCAACAAAGCATGGTTCAGTTAGAACCTTGGATAGTTGAGATGTTCTACTCTAAAACACCTAAACCGTTCCGTTCTATCACCATGAATGAATTAGAAACACTAGAAGAACTCATGACTGGTATGTATAAGAATGGCAGAAACGAGTATGAGGGTACAACCATCTTGAATGATAAGGGTGAAAGCGTATCATTTGAAAATGCAGTACAAGAAATCATCGGTGAGGCTACAGAAACATTTGGTAAAGAAAGTGGCGATGTATTCAACAAACTCAACAATCAAACTAAGATGGATGCAGTAAGTGGTAAGCTATATAGTTTTCATCTAGCATTACTTAAAGTTGAAACATTCTTACGTAGAATGGGTGGCGGTAAAAACGGCTTTGCAGTTAAATACATCTATGACCCTATCAGCCGTGCTACGCAAGCGTTCAACGAACGTAAAGAAGTATCAATGCGTAGATTAGCAAAAGATGTAGGAATATATTCCAAGCGTGAATTATTCAATATGCGTAATGAACATCTATATACAGTTGGTAACTTGTATGGACTTACTAAAGAGCAATTAATCATGATTGCCCTTAACTGGGGTACTGAAAGCAACCGACAACGTGTTACGGAAACTACAAAGGCAAATGAAGTTGATATTGAACGTGCGTTCCAAGAACACATGACCGATAAGGACTGGGAGTTTGTTATTCGTACATGGGATCATATCAATTCATTCTTTGAAGAACGTAGTAAGGTACAAGAGGAACTTTATGGAAACCCATTAAAGAAAGTAGAGGGTTTGACATTTACTATTGGTGGTAGAAATATTGAGGGGCAATATTTCCCTATCGTGTATAACCCTAAAGTAAATGCATCTGTTAGTGATAACCAAGTTGAAGATATTGCAAAAACTATGGTTAGTAGCAATGCAGTTTGGGGTACTGGTATGAGTGCTACTAAATCACGTTTAGATGTGGTTAAGGATAAATCATTGTTGCTTGATTTTGATGTAATTCCTAATGCAATCACAGAGGCTATTAACCATGTAACAATGCGTAAGGCAGTAACTGATGTTAATAAGCTAATCTCTAATCGTGAACTACAAAACTATATTGTAGATAAGTTTGGTGCTGATACTTACCAATTCTTGCGAACTTGGGTTCGTGATAACTGGCAAGATGAACCAGCTAAAACAAATGATTTTGACAGATTAATTCTTACGCTTAAAAAGAATACAAATACAGCTGTTATGGTTGGACGTGTATCCGTAGCATTACAAAATGCGTTGAACATTCCTGTTGCATTCTATCGTATCGGTGTAGGTAATACCATTAGAGCCATCAATCATGCTGGTATTGGTTTTTACGGACACGGCACAACTACTTATAACAACACTAGAGATTTTGTATTAGAACACTCAATATTCATGCGTGAACGTGTTCAAACTTTAGATAAAGACTTGAAACAAGGTTTATCTATCGCTGGTAAAGGTTTACGTTTAGGTGATACAAATGTTGGTGGTTATAAGGTAGAACAGTTATCTGACATTCGAGATGATATAAATCAAATGGGGTTCAGATTACTTACAGAAACAGACTTTGCATTATCCATTCCTGTATGGAAGTTTGCATATGATCAAAAGCAAGCAGAACTAATTGGTAAAGAGGGTGTAAGTCTTGAATGGATAGAACAACAATCTATCGATGCTGGCGATAGAGCAGTCAGAGATATATTTGGTAGTGGTGATACTAAAGATGCTGCTGCTATTCAACGTGCTAGAAGTTCTATTATGCAAATGTTTATTCCGTTCTATTCCTACGCTAATACGTTATATAACATCATTACAGAGGGTAACTACGCACGAAAAGATACAGGTGATTATGCAAGGTTCGTTAAAGTGCTATGGTGGTCATTGGTAGTTCCAGCAATAGGCATGATGGCTTACAAAGCTATGACGAATGGCGATGATGATAAACCAGAAGATTTAGCTAAGTCATTTATCGAAGAGTTGGTCGCACAAGGTACTATGGGTGTTCCGTTGGTTAGGGATATAACCAATATGGCTATGAAGTTTATATTGGGAGAAAGACCTTATAACAAAGGAAACACAGTATTAGCTACAAGCATTGCAGAAAAATTCTATGATGTTAGCATCGCTATTGCTAGCGATAAAAAAGATGGTATTGATGTAGGTAGAAGTTTTAGTCAGTTAGCAAACAGAGCAACAGGGTTTAGTGATACTGTTACAGACGGACTATGGACATTAGCTAGATATGCTTTCACCGATACCGATGCAGCCTTAGAAGATGTAATCATGGCTATCATGTTTGACCGTAGATTAAAAACTAAAAAAGATAAAAAGAAACATTGATAAATAAGGACTATCCATAATGGGTAGTCCTATTTATATACAACTGAAAGGGGATGTTAAATTGACACCAGAAGTACTAAAACCATCTGTAGTGTATCAATGTGATGGGCGAAATAAGAAGTTTATTTTCCCATATGATTTTGTCCAAATCGAGGACATTAAACTAACTATAGTTGATGAAGATGGTACAGAGGCGGTACAAGTTGGGAACATCGATTATGACGAAAGCACCAAATCGGTAATTTACCCAGCTAATGGGGATGCACTAGCCGTAGGGCAAAAGGTTATCTTGGAGCGTAAAACACCAATTTCACAAGATATGGACTTGCCTGATGAATACCCATTCGAGAATATCGAACACGCAACGGATAAGATTGTACTTATCTTACAAGAAATGAAAGCTGATTTAGATAGATCACTTAAAATTCGTGTAGATAGTGATAAGAATGCAAATGAAGTTGCGAAAGATATTGTTGAGCGTTCTGTAAAAGCAGCTAATGATGCTATGAATGCTATGAATGTAATTAGCGAAAAGTCAGATAAGATTAACGCTAATGCAGACATAATCAACCGATTAGGTGAAGAAATCAAAGCTATTGCATCTACTGTTGATGATAAATTGGCAACGGCTAATACAGCACTAGATACATCCTCAACTAATGTTGCTACTGCTGAACGATTAGTCAGAGATGCTAAGGCATATGCTGGACAAACAACTGTTGATAAACGAGATATTAATGAGTTAGTTAGCCAAGCACGTAATTTAAAAACAGATATTGATAATAAACAAACATCAATCGCAAGTAATGCTATCAAGGCAACAGATGCTGCTAAACGTGCTGAAACTGCAGCTGCTAAGGCTGAACAGATTGCACTACCTAATGGTGGCGGCTTAGTTACCAAAACCGAGGCTGATGCAAAATATCAAACTAAAGATAGCTTGTATGGCATCGTTTCCGTAAAAGACTTTGGGGCAGTCGGTGATGGTGTAGCAGATGATACCGCAGCATTTAAACGTGCTAATGATAATTTGAAGAATAAGATATTGTTAGTACCGAATGGCATCTACAAAATCAATGAACATCTAACCTTTAACACAGTAGATAGTGTCATGGATATGGGTACATATAACAATGTAAAACCATTCTATCCTACTGAAACACCAATGCTTAAAGGTTCATCTAATATTGCCTTTGTGAAAAATATTCAATACGGCGATGAGGTCAACCAATGTCAAGGTTTTACCTACAACGATAAAAAGAATGTATTCGTGTTAGCTTGTATTAGCGGTGATGGTAACAACCAAATAATCTATGAGCTCAATTCATCTACGTTTGAGATTGTAGGTACTTACAAATTTAATGACCCTGATAAGATGGGGCATTGTAACACCATGTGCTACAACAAGTACACTAATAAGATTTACCTTGCCAACGGCTTAAAAAATGGTAACAACTTAACAGTACTTAACGCAGACACAATGCAATATGAACGTACTATCACATTGAATGAACGTGTATTTAATATTGGATATGACCCAATCACACGGACTTATGTAAGCATCGTACCTATTAGCGGTCAACAACGATTACGAGAGATCAACTTGTACAACGATGATTTCAA